ATAACATCACCCATTCGTAAAATAGAACCCTTAAAAAGAGTACCATCCCCAGCAGAAATACCAGTACCTGGGGTTATGTTCTTAACGCTGAACGCAGTTTCATCTGTAGTACCGAAAAGAAGCGTCTCATCGTCAGCCAAGAAATTCCAGTCATAGCCATATGAAGACCTAGCAATAACCTTAGTATCACCAGTTACATCAGCCATGTTAAATGTATGTTTTGCCATTTAAGCACCTCGTGAATTAAGCCACTATCTACCTTTCGTAAAAAGCTTTCGGGAACATAATATGGGAGGGCGACTTCGCCCTCCCATATACTCACCAACTAGGCGTTTAGGTCAGCTATCTTAGCCTGTACCCAAATGTTCTTGCAACGCATCTCAGCCATCGTATAGAGTAGACCACGAACCACTAACGCATTAGCTGCGAAGTAGTCACGGTTCTCAACATACTGAGTAGGCTGTGCAACTGCAATCTCCAAGTAGTCCGTATCAAGCACATAAACGTTTGAGCCTAACACAGCGTCCGCACTTGAAACTGACTTCGGCACATCCGCATCTGGAAGAATTGGAATACCTTGGTATGTTGCTAGTACTAGACCAGTGCGGGTGCCAGGATAAGTCCTCTCAGCCCCTACACCAACCTGATACTCTTCCTGACCTAAATACCTCTGATTACTATTGAGCAATCGCTCTAAGTTGAAGTACTGGTCATGCCCAAGCAGAATAAGCTTAGGTTCGCCACCGTTCTCCCTAATCTTCTGGATAGCAGTGTCTAACAAGTTAAGAGACAAAGCTCGTCCAGTACCACTGTTATACGATGCCGACGCAGCCGCGTTCCAACCACCAGCAGTTCGACCTGCTAGCGTTAGGTCATAAGACCTAGAGTTTGCTACGGCACCACCAACTGCAGCACCGTCCTCCATAACAACATCGTCAATGGACGTTAAACCTGCGCGGCTGTAAATATAAGCCGCATCACCGTCAGCAAACGTAGTGCCAGTAGCAACAGTGACTACACCAGTAGAGGTGTTAACCGCCGATACAACAGAACCAGAAGTCCTGATATGGGCAGTAGCGGAAAGGTCATACTGACCAACCGCGTCACCAACCTTATAATGCTTGGCGATAGAAGCAGGAACCGTGAACGAAGTAGTGGCACCAGCAGAAGCCAGATAAGCTGAACCAGCCAGTAACTCCTCGTTAATCTCCTTGATGTGGTCTAGCTGTGCGTTCTCGTTCTCCAACGCTAGCACATCTCCAACGCCACCCTCTAACTGCGCCGTGAAGACCGACTTCACAGAAGCACCAAAGGTCGTTGAGACGACACGAGGTAAGCTCGATACCGTCTGGATATCCGAAACGTCAACGGTTGGGAGTGCGCCAGTTTCCGTTACAGGGCGGGATCGTCCTGAACCACGGTCTGTCCTAACACGCCAACCTGCAGTGTTACCCCAAACAACTCTAGGGATAGCATTGAAAAAGCGGGTCTGGTTGTTTAATGCTTGCCAGACCTTACGACCATACGTCGTATTGAAAATTCCCGTAGCCGAATCAACCGTGAAGTAAGTCTGCTTCTGCAGATACTCTGGGCCGAATACGGACTGGTATAGCCCCCGCTGGGACTGCGCCAGATATTCTGATAAACTTGGGTTAGCCATAGTCTACATCCTCCTCAGTAAAGTTTTTATCTATTTAACCTAAAAGCTCTTTGGGAACACCATCGGTATCACCCATCTCAATCTGTGTCTGAAGTCGGCGTAATTCCGTATAAGACAGGTCAGCAAGCTGATCCGCAGTATCTCCTGCAGCAGCCTTAACAATCGGAGTGTTATCCACACCCAGACCATTTAGAAGCTGGGGAGCCTTCAGCCCAGTCTCTTCCCTAAAGCCCATCTTCCTAAGACGGTCTTCGGATTCCGTAGCAACAGCCTTTTGCATACCATTCTCCTGATCGTCAAGCTGCTTCTTCATCTTAGCAATCTGCTTTCGCATTGACTTAACAGCATCATCCTCATCTTCTTCCTCTTCATCGTCCTCGCCCTTCTCTTCTACAGGCAGGTCAGCAGCTTCATCATCTGCATCATCATCGGCCTTCCTAGCATAACCCTTCTCCTCTTCCTCGTCATCCTCTTCCTCACCATTCTCATACTCTTTAAGCAACTTCTTCATTGCTATGATAGTATTCTGCTGACTCTCAATTTTAGTGTCAGGAGATACGGCAGACTCAGAATCATCAGGATTCTGGGGAGTTCCACCAGTAGCCTTGGCCTTACGCTCCTTACCACTTACGTCCAGTCCAGCAGCGTCGTCCTTTATCACAGCGAGTACTTCGTTAGCGATGGACTTCACAAGCTGCGCCCTAGCGGATGCATTCGCATCATCTCGTTGCGCAACGGCAGAAGCTTCCTCTTCCTTAGATAAACGAACGTCCATCTTCTGAAGAACCTCCGCAACTGCAGCTAAGGCAAGATTAGTGCCTTCCATCTGCTTTTCAATCTGCTCCGTAATATCAGCCATGATCTAAAACCTCCTATGATGTTTTATTCCATCATAGAGGTTGGTCTTAGCCATCCGACCTCTAAATAGAATGATATATAACGTTAAT